CCGTCCGGAATGCTCACGATCTCGTCGCACTGCGAGGCCAGGTAATACCCGGCGCTCGCGCACAGGCCGTTGACCATCCCCACCTGCTTTACTTGGCCGCGCAGCGCGAACATCTTTGCCGCCAGCGCCTCCAAGCCCGTCACCGTGCCGCCCGGCGTGTCGAAGTCGTAGAGGATGATCGCGATGCTGGGATTGGACCGGACCTGGTCGATCATCGCGCTGATGCGCTCGCAGGACGTGCCGCCGCTGGAATCGTCCATCGACCCCATGCGCTGCGCGATGATGCCCCGCACGGGAATGATCGCGACGGTCCCGTTCTGCGACGCCACGGACTGCCCGCCGCCATCGCCGATCCGCGCCTGGATTTCCTCAGGCGTGAACGTGTGGCCGGCGGCGCGGAAGGCCAGGACGGCGAGTAGCTCGTTGAACTTCGCGGGGTCGATCGCCCACATTTGGCCGGCGACATACCCGAAGACGTGTGCATATTTCATGAAGGCACCTTCTGATCCTCGACGGCCATCGCGACAGTGATCTGGCCGTTCTGCGGGTTGAACACGACGAGGTAGGTCTTCCGACAGACCGGGCACTGCGCTGGCGAGCTGTTGATGATTTGCATGTGGGTCGGCGGCTGCGCGCAGTTGCAGGTGAACGTGCAGCTGACCGGCATGCTGAGATTCGAGAGCGTGAACGGCTGGCCAATAATCGCGACACCAGCCGGCGCTTTGAACGGAACAGGCTCTCCCATTAAGCAGCCTCCTCTTCGAGCGCGAGCGCGGCGAGGCCGGCTGCGTAGTTGTCCGTTTTCCACGTCTCCAACGCGGCCACCCAGTCGCCGTTGACGATCTGCGCCGCCTGCCCCGAGCAGTACTCGCGCGCGGCCACCGGTGACATCTGCAGCGTCTGCTCGACGAGCGTTACGTGGTCTGCGTAGAACTCGGTGATCGCCGCGGCGAAGGCGTCCCCGTCGGCCACGTGCCGTACGGCGAGCTTCTGGACCTGCGCGACTTCCTTACGCAGCAACCTCGCGGCTGATTCGGTCACGATCGCGCTGGCGCGCGCATTCGCGTCGGCCGGCTTCTTCTTCGGCGCCGGCGGCGGGTCGGGCTGCGACGACGCGACGGTCGGCTTGCCGGTGATGTTCTGCGGTTCCCTGAGCTCGTCGGCCTTCCCGCCGCGCTTGTTGCGATCTTCAACCGCGCGGCTCTCATCGACCGAAATAATGCCCGCATTGACCATCGCGACGAGCCCGTCCACGCGCTCCTTGAAGTTGCCGCGGACAAGCGCCTGCCGGGTGAACTGCGCGAAGTACTTCCGCGGCGCGAGGATCAGCTGGTCGCTGATCGCAAACTCCCACAGCGAGAGCCACGGCCCCATGACGAAGTCGATGAAGTTCTGCGTGAACTGCTCCGCGTTGCCGAAGCTCGGGTCGCTGTTCTCCAGCATCAGGCGCGGGACGCCCAGCCAGCGCGCGATGTCGTCGATCGTGTGCTTGCGCGACAGGATCATCTGCGCCTTTTCAGGCGTCATGTCGTTCGCGATCCACTTCGCACCCATCTCCAACGGCTTTGGGAGATGCTGCTCGCCGCGGCGCGTCACCAGGGACAGCGCCAGGCGCCGCGCGGCGTCCGGATCCAATTGCCCTGGCACCTCGACGAAGCCGCCGCTCAGCGCGCCTTTCGAGTAGATGTTCGCGGCGTAGCTCTCCGTGGCCAGTGCCGTGCCGAGGCTCCCGCGCGCGTATTCGAGGATCCCCTTCCCTTTCACACCGTCGTCCGACGCCCCGCGCAACACGAACAGATCGTCCTGCGTCGCCGTGGTCGTCTGCCCAGACTTCGGGTTACGGATGTCGTAGACGATCCGCCTGGTCTCGATCTGCTTCGGCGTCACCAACGTCGGGTGGATCGGATGCAGTTGATCGACGAACCCGCGCGCGCCTGGCACGATCCGGTCGTAGGCCATGCCGTGATCGATCAGGTGGTACATCTTCATCCGACGCCACTGAAACGAGTCCTGCCAGACGTTCGGCTTGTCGTGCAGGATGTCGTAGAGCGGGTTGTCCTTCGCCGGCTCCGAGCCCCCATCGTTCGGCAGCCGCACCAGCAGGCTCAGCGGCAGCATCGCCAGCACGGTCGCGAGGATGTCCCGGCCGCGGTACCACGCGCTCAGCTTCTTCGCCTGATCCGCGTCGACGGGCTCGCCCGACTCCGTCATCACGCCGACCGGGTTGTACCAGTAGTTGTCAGCAGGACCTGGCACGCCGGCGCGCAGCGAGCCGCCGCCGAGGAGCGTTCCGAGAATGTCCATCAGGCCTTCCTTTTCCGCAGCAGATAGGGATACGCCCCGACGGCCATCACGAGCACGCCGCCGACGACGTTCGCCGCCGGCACCGAGAACCCGGCGAGACCGTGGTACAGCCACGCGGCGCCGACGACGACGAGCAGCCCGCGCGCGTTCTCAATCGCGAGGGTGAGCACGGCGACGGCCACCGCTTCGATCGCCTTCACGGCTGCGCCTCGAGGTAGTCCTCGAGCGACAGGGCGCCACGTGTCTGGTACACGCTCTCCGGAATCAAGAGCACGCCCGACGCGATCGCATCGGTGCGCGCTTCCCAGCTCAGCGTCGCGCACATCGCTAGGTCGATCTTGTTTGGCGATTTCGGTCGTTCTTTTTGAATCAGGTACTGCGGCTTGCCGTCCTCGTCCTTACCGGGCAGATCCTTTTTGCGCGAGTTCCCCAGGTGACGTTTCACGTCCGGATCCCCGTCGTGCGAGAGGGTCCCTTCCGTGATCGCCGTGATGAAGTTCTCCAGCGCCGCGGTCATTTGCCGCGTGCGCGCGGTCCACCATTCGTTCACGCGCTCTTCGCCGTAGAGGCCGCGCCACTTCGCGATCCACGATTGCCAGTACGGCGGGTCCGCGTAGAGGCGCCAGACGTTGAACGCCGTGAACAGCCAGTGCATCTTCGCGTCGACCTCGTCGGCGGGCACCTGCCACTCCTGATCGGGCCTCAGCGTCGCGGGGCGCTCCCAGACGCCCGGCTTCCACTGGAAACCCGTCTCGACATGAGTGGCAACGATGCCGGTGGAGTCGAAGAACATCGCTCCGTCAAACCCAAGGGTGATCAAATCGCCCGGCTTGACAGGGTTCACCTTCGCCTTCAGCGTCTCCCATTGCCGAACGTCGAACGCCTGCGATCCGCCCTTCACGAGCCGGTTGCACCAGACGCGCTCCCAGTACGCCGCGTCGGTGCCAGGGTCGTCCATCAGGTTCACGATGCCGTCGATGTCCCGCCACGCGGCCGCGGCGCCAGAGGCCTCGATCACGGCGTCGCGCTGGCCTTCTCGTGTCGTCAGGTCATGCTGATCGCCGGCTTGCCGGTGGAAGAAGAACATCGACGCGTCGACCCGCTTACCCTCCTCGATCGATCGCGCAAATTCCATCGTGCTCTCGGCGACGGATCCCGCCCCCGGCTCAGGCGCGGTGGTAATCTCGAGCATCCAGGACTGGGCCAGTTTGCGTTTCGGCAGGTTGTTCACCATCGTCTGGTGCGCCTGCTTCTGCCTGGGTAACGTCCACCGGTGGGTCTCGTCCATCACGCTGAACGTCGTCCGCGCGCCGTCACGTGCGCTCGGATTCGTGGAGAGCGATTCAGCCTTCCCGTCGCCCTTCTTCCGCATGATCCGCTCGAGCCCGATGTCGAAGTCGTCCTGCAGCGGCCCTTCCTGGAGGATCACCAGCAGCGCGCCGTATGCCAGGTCGTCTGACTGCTCCTGCGTGTAGGCGACCATCGGGATGTAGGGATCCTTCACTGGGCCGCCGATCGGCTCACCCTTCTTCGTGAACCCCGTGCAACGCACCGGCGCCTCGGGATGGAGCTCGCACGCCGCCACCAGCGCGGCCGTCTCGGTCTTCGCTAAGCCCTTCGGCAACGAGATGCCGCATCGCTGAAACCGCCGCCGCCCGGCCAGACGATGGCCCTTTGGAAACACCTCATACATGCGATAGATCAGGAACCGGCGCTCGTGGTCGAGCACGAGTGGCTGGCCACGCAAATCGCCTGGACCGAAAATAAGGTTCTGCTGCATGAAGTCGCAGACTTGCGGCCCCAACGTCGGAAAGAGCGCGGCATCCTGAGGCACCATCAAGATCATTGCGATGCCACTTTCGGCAGCATGTAGAGCGCGCGCGGATCGCCTTTCGGTGTGCGGATCCGCGGATTCTTCTTCGACGTGACGGCTTCAGGTACCGCCGGCGTCTCGTCCTTTGCCGGCGCCTTCTGGCTGCGCGTCCCGAGTTGCAGCTGCTTGACGATCGCCCGGAACCGATCCCCGGCCGTCAGTTGTACCTGCGCGCTGACGGTCATATCCCGCGACAACGACAGCGCCGCTTCACCAAGGGTCACCAGTTGCTCATCCGTTGAATCGAGCGCGTACTCCGCGCGGACCGACTTCGCCCACGCCGCCGGCGCCTGCCGCGGCGGCACGGCCGGCAGCTCGCGCGCCGGCGGCCGCGTCAGCTTTCCCGCGGCGATCCAGCGCGTCACCGTCGACTTGTTCACCTCGAGCTTGTCCGCAATCGCCTGCGCCGTCAGCCCGAGCCCCACCAGCCGGTTCGCCTCCTGCTTCACGAACTCCCATTTGCGGGTCCGCGTCATGCGCGCGCACCGCCGACGACTGTACCGTTTCGAGACACGTGCGTGATGCAAACACCGAAAAGACCG